AACACATTTGTCAATGTTTTTGATAACTAAAGACTTCCTCCTTTATTAAAAATTTATTTATAATTTTTTTTAATAATTTTCTTTGATAATCTAAATTTATAAAATATAATCTAAATCTAGATATATTGAATATTTTAAATTTTATCTCACTAAATATAATATTTTTTATATCGTAAACTTTATTATCTATATTGACTCTTTTTGCCCAATCAGAATCCCCTCTTTTTATCAATCTATAGGTACATTCTAATATAGGGGTATTTACATAAATAGGTAAAATATCCATTTCTTTATAAAAATTTCTTAATTGAATTAATCCTTTATAATCAATAACATATATATTTACCATATTTTGTACAACTTGGTCTGTAGTAGACCAATAAACATGTCCATATTTAGATTCATATATTGCTATTGCTTTATTATTATTTTTATCTATTTCATATTGTTGGTGAGTAGATTGAGTATGGTCATCGTACTCATCTCTTAAATCTCTAGTTGTAAAAGATTTAATAATGTTAGCATTTAAATCTATTGCTAATTCTTTTGCTAAAGTACTTTTTCCACTTCCACTTCTACCTATTATAGCAATAATTTTAGTATTCACAAATAAATTCCTTTCTTCTTCTATTTTTATCAGAAGTAGTGTGGTATGCTCTACATTCTGTACAGTAGTACCACCTCTTCTCATTATGTTTTAATTTTCCTCTTTTTAAATCACCACTAACAACAGCAATTCTTAATTTTGCTTCCCATTTTCTCAATTTGACTTTTTTACATTTATTTCTATTTTTATTATTAGTTGAAGATTTCATCATAATCAATATTTTTATTACTTGTATCTTTTAAATAATTAGTTGATTTTTTAGAAAAAAAGTCATGCTGAGTTCCTGAAACATCGATTCCATTCATTACAATAGGATTTATTTCTTTAACTTCCCAATAAGGTTCAAATCCTAAATTCATAAAACCTCTATTCATATTATACTTTAAGAAATCTTTAACTTCATTTATTATACCACTTCTCTCTAAATCTAATTCTGCATAAACCTCTTCTATAAATTTAATTTCATTTTCATGTAAAATTAAAGAGTAATTTACTAGCCAATCATACCAAAGTCTTTGAATCTCTTCTGGTTGAGCATCATATAAATTTCTTGCTAAATACCCTATAAACCCTCCATGAATGGACTCATCTGCTACAATTTTCTTTATAATATCTGCAGAACCTGTTAATTCTCCTTCTAATCCTTCAATATAAACTGGTAAGAAAAACCCTGAATAGAATAAATGAGATTCTAAATTTATAGAAGCACAATATACTTTAAACAATTCCTCATCTGTTAAGTCTTTTTTATTTGTTAATTCATACACTTCATCAATTAATTTTGCCTTTCTTTGTAAAATTTCATTATTATGTACCCAATCAAATACATCATTAATTTCATTTTTAGTCAATAATGTAGTAAATATTGTTGAATAAGACTTTGCATGGATTGTTTCCATCATAGACATAAAAGAAATAACACACCTAGCAGGGAAATCTTCTACATGGTTTATTAATCTAGCCATTCCCACATTACTTTGTAGAGTATCTAGTAAAGTTAAACCCCCTAAAATTTTTGCGTAAGTATCTTTAAATACAGGTGTCATTCTTTTCCAACTACTTACATCTTTAGATGGAACAAATTCAGTATCAATCCAAAACTGCTTCAAATTTTGTTCCCAAAATTCCACTACTACCTCTGGTGCCTCATCCCAGTTCAATGCTTTGTAAAAATCTTGTTTCATATTATAACCTCCTTAATTTTTTGTTGATAAAAAGGTATCAACTTAAATATAATATATCATAAATATACCAATTTGTCAATACCTTTTTTAATTTAAACCATACAACTTTCGCATGTATCTACATTATTAGTTTGTATAATGGTCTCTTCTCCCATTAATTTTTTAAAAATAGTTCTTATATAATATAAAGATTTTAACCCTATATTATGAGAATATATTTGCATTTTTATTACATCTGCTATACTATATTTTTCAGTATCTACATGTAATGTTATTGATATTGCTTGGTCTATATGTTCCTGACATACTCTCATTAAATCAAGATATTTATATATATCAATATCATATGCAGATTTATATAAATGTTTATTTTCATTATCTAAGTAAGGCATAGGATAAATAGTTTTACTTGTTCCATATTCCCTAACTTCAACAACTTTAGATACAGGTGTTAAAGAAGGTGTAGCATTCATTAGATATCCTGTAGATTGGTTAGGTGCTATAGCCATCCTATAAGAGTTATATAATCCATATTTCATAACATCTTCTTTTAATTTTTTCCAGTCTGTAGTATAAGGTATGTATATATCTCCAAATACCTCTTTTATTTTGTCAGTTTCAGGTGTAAAATCTTTTTCTATATATTTATCAAAATAAGTACCTTTAGCATACTCTGATTTATCAAAATCTTTAAAAGTTTCATCTTTTTCCCTTGCTATTAACATACTTTCTCTCAATGAGTAATAATTTACCATAGCAAAAAATACATTACAAAAATCTTTTGCTTCTTCTGATTCATAATCTATACCATTTTTAACAAAAAATCCATGAAGATTCATTGCACCTAGACCTATACTATGTAATTCATCATTTGCTTTTTTTATAGAAGGTACTTGTACAATATTAGTCAATTTAGATACTTTATTTAACATCCTTATTGAATGACCTACTGTATCTTTAATAGATTTATTTTCCATGACATTAGCAATATTTAAAGAACCAAGCACACAATTTATATCTCTTTTAAAATTTTCACCTGTTGAGTATACATCATCTTTTATTGAAGTTATTTCAGATAATTGAGCAATTTCAGTACAAATGTTAGAAAAATTTATAGAACCTATATCTTTTAAAGGGTGTACTCTATTAGCATTATCTTTAAAAAATAAATACGGGTAACCACTTTGAAATTGAATATCTACTATAGTAGTCAATAATTTCATTTTATCTACTACCTTTTTTTTGACATTAGGATTATCCATTAATACATCATACATTTCTGACATATTCATATCATCCAAATGAATACCATATTCTTTGTATACTGTTTCAGGATAAAATAAATGTAAAACTTGCTCTTTATTCTTACATATATCATAAAACTTATCAGGAATAATTAACCCAATAGACAAAGTTTTTAATCTAACTTTCTCATCTGCATTTACTTTCTTAGAAGATAAAAATTCTTCAACATCTGAATGAAATATGTTCAAATAAACTGCACCAGCACCATCTCTCATCCCTAGTTGATTAGCATATGAAAAAGTATCTTCCAATATTTTAGCAACAGGCATTATACCACTTGCCCTATTTGAAATACCTTTTATAGCATCTCCTCTACCTCTTAATTTAGATAAATTTATCCCTACTCCCCCACCTAGAGCAGATAATTTCATAGAAGATGTTTGAACATACCCTATTGAATTTAAAGAGTCATCAGTCTCTAATAAGAAACATGATACTAATTCTCCTGCTTTTAATTTACCTGAATTTAAAAATGTAGGTGTTGCAGGTTGATATTCTTGATTTATCATTATCTTAGCATAATTAAATGCTTCTTGGATATCTCCATCTGCTATATACAATGCTACAATAGAAATTCTATCTTCATATCTTTCTAAAATTTTATTATCTTCAGTATCTTTTAAAGCATACCCATCATAAAATTTAGAAGCAGAGGTAAAACTTTTAAATCTAAACTTCTTACTATACACATATTTAAATAAATTCTTTATATCATGAAAAGAATATTTATTTAAAAATTCAGGGTCATAATATTTATTTTCTATCATGTAATCCAATTTTTCTTTTAAATCATGAAAAAATACTGTATTTTTATTAACATAATTTAAAAAGTAGTCTTTTGTGGCTTCTTTATCTAAATGTAAATATAAATAATTCCCATTAGAATCTTTTATATTTACTTTGTTGTTCAATATCATATACTTCTTGCTCATAACTCTCCTTTACCATTTCTACATATTTTTGTACTTCTTCTTTATTTCCTGATAATTCCACTTTTAATCCTTTTTTTATACCATAGTTTTCATTTATCATGTCAACTGCTAACCCAAAATCATTCTTACCCCAATTTTTCTGACCTGTAGAAGATACTGTTAAAATATTATTTTTATTATTTTTAACAAAATTTAAGGTTCTATGAGGTATTCTTTTTTTCTCATCTTTACCATCTTTTACATATCCATTAGTCCAAGTTACTAAATGACCTCTCTCATTACTTCCTAACAATGAGTTGTCATCTATTTTTATAACATATACATCTTTTTTTAAATCCTCTATTAAAACTTTAGCAACTTTTTTTACAAATCTTTCCGTATTTCCTGTCATAGAGTCATAAAAAAGAAAAATTCTAGGGTCTAAATTCTTTTTAGTGTAGATAACATCAAAATTTTTAAATTTTACAGAATTAAAGGGTATTGATTCTTCAAAATATTTACTAGCACTTAAACCTAATTTGGTATCTCCTATTTCTGAATTGGTATAAAATAAGGATACAATCCACTCATCTATTAAATCAGAAAATAACTCAAGTATACTACTACCTCCTATGATAAAAGTATCTCTATTATTTTCTTTATCTTCATCTAAAATATCTTGTACTCCTTTTCCAGAATTTACAAAACGAGTATAATATCCACTTTCTTCTAAGATAGTTTTACTCTCTAGACTTTCAGATAAAATTACATTATTCCTATTGGGTAAAGGTTTATTTCCTAAACTTTCCCATGTTTTTCTACCCATAACAATAGTATGGTTTTCTGTAATCTTTTTAAAGTTACCTAAATCTTCTTTATCTTTAACTATAAGATTATTATTTTTTCCCATAAATCCTTTAGTATTTATAGAAAATATTGCCTTTATCATACTGCTACCTCTATTCTTGAAATTTTTTCATAATTAGTATAATTAATTATTTCTACCTTATCTAATGTAAAACTATTAAACCTCTCCCATGCTATTTGTAAATCGTGTGTAGGATTATCTCCTAACTCTATTTTTAAAGTTGTTTCATTTAAATCTGTGCAAGTTTCAAATCTTTCTTGTAAAAAATTAGAATACAATTCATAATGCTTATCATATAAATGTAAATCTTGTACAAAATGAGTAAATATATTAGGAACATATCCACAACTTTTAGCAACTAATATTAATAGAAAAGCATATTGAACACAATTCCATCCACCTGAATGCCCTGCTACTAAAAAATCACCTGACCTTTGAACTAAAGACATATTTAATTCATTTTTTTCCTTATTCACACTCCATAAAGTTTGGAATGCACATGGTGGTAGTAATGTATTATTTAATTCATTAAAATCAAACATGTTAGTCATTATTCTCCTATTTAAGGGATTTTGACAAAGTTCTTGAAATAAAAACTCTACTTGGTTTAAAAAAGGTTTATCTCCAAATATATCTTTATTATTATTTAAAAATCCATTATATTCTTTATTTAAAATTGCACCGTAACTTTGACCTATACTTCCTGACTCATCTGTCCAAGAATCCCATATATGTGAATTTAAATCTTTTATATTGTTGCTTCTTTTTTGATATATCCATAAAATTTCATCAAATGCAGATTTACTTGCTATATATCTAACATTAGAAATAGGAAATAAACCTTCCTTTAAGTAGTATTGCCTAACATCTCCATAAATACTATAAGCATACGCATTATCTTCATTTAACCATTTTGCTCTAGTCATATTTAAATTTTGATTTTGTATTATATCTTCGAATTGAGATTTAAAATAACTATTTACATCATTTTTTCTCATTTAAATCCACCTCTTTAATTACTTCTTTAGTAGTAAAATCCCTAATAATACACTTTATATAATATTTATTATTAGGAATTTTTTTTAATAATTTATCTAAACTATTTATATCTATACTCGATGAATAATAGAAATTTTCTGTAGTATTACTAATGAACTCATATCTATACAAAGTCATTAACTATTCCTCCATATCTTTAAAGAAAATCCGAAATGTGTGAATAAATTTTTTAATGAATTTATATCATAAACTCTATATGAATTTATATCACCATTTAAATTTTTTATCTCTATGAAATATTCTAAAGAATCTCCTTTATAATTTATACAAAAACTCTTTATTATATTACCATCTTTACTGCTTTCCTGACTAGTAACGTATTTGATAATCTCTATTAACATAAAATTAATCTCCTTAAATTAAATATTTTTTGTACTCCTGCATATTACTTATATTAGGTTTAAAAAATAAATTACTTTTAATTATTTTTCCATCTTCTCTATAAACTGGATTCCCATTTTCATCTAATTTACTCATATTACTTTTATGTACTTCAATAAATATGGCTAAAAAATCTGAATCTTCTATTTTTATATTGAAAAGGTTATCTATTATTTTTTTAAAGTTTATATAATCTTCATAAATTTTAACAGGGTCTTTATCAAATACCTCGCTTACATTTTCTATATTATTTCCCATATAAATATACATTATATCTGCTAAAGCATCAAAACTTTCAAGTAAATTATACTCATCAAGTGCAACCTTTAGTTCTGAAATTTCTTCATCATATAATCTCATTTTTAAGTTATATCTATCTTTAGATATCTCTGATTGGTTTATAAAAGTTTTTTGATTAAATGAATTATAAAACTCTAATACAAGATTTTTTAATTTATTTATAAAATTAATTTTATACCTTACATCACTCTTAAATTCTTCTGAATCACTTAACCATGTATCATTAAAATTTATTATAGGTAATTGTCTAAATCCTTTTTCCCTTAAAACTTCTGTCATATCAATATTAGAATCTAAATCTATTTCATAAAAATCTATATCTAACATATTTAAAAAAGATTTTAAATCTTGACACTTACTACATCCCTGCCTTGAATATACTGTTATACTCATACTTACTCTCCTCCTAAAATTTTGTTTATTATATTATTATTTAAAGCATTCATTACTAAAATATCATCTTTATCTACATAATAAGTGTCTATTCTAGTTTGCCTAAACACATAAAAACCTTTTCTATTAAATCTTAATTCTCTGTATCTTATAAGTAATTCTGAATCTTTAGGACTATTATAATGTTTAAAAGATTTAGATATGTTATTGTTTATAATTACAGGAATTGCCAATACAATCATTTCACCTTTGGATAGACTTAAAACAAGTCTATCCTCAGGTTTTCTGGCTTGTAATTTTAAAGTACCTAATATAGGTATATAGTGTTTAGAAAAATTTAATGAACTTATATTGTCCAATTTTTCCATCTACTTTACCACCCTTATTTTTACTTTTATTACTCCTTTATTTACATCTCCTATTTTTGAAAATGCTCCTTTACTCATGTCTAAAATTCTACCATACTTAGCAAATCCTCCTGTGTCATTTACTCTACACACTATAGACTTACCATTGGATAAGTTGGTTACTTCTATATTAGTACCCATTTTATGTGAATTTGAAGCACAAGTCATTTTAGCAGAATTAAAGATTTCTCCATTGGCTGTTTTTATTCCATTCCAACTCTCTCCATACCAACTGGCATTTCCTACCATTTCTTTAGTGAAACTTAAACTAGAAAAAACGATAAGAAGCATAAAAATAATTTTTTTCATTATCTAGTTACCTCCATATTTAATTATGTAGCAATTTTGATAAATCTAAATAATTACTCCTTTTGTCATTAGGTATATAAAGTGGTATCTCAACCCCACCATACGACATAAATTCAATGTAATTAAAAGATTTTTTTGCCTTTATATCTAAATATACTTTTAAAGAGATAAAGTCTAATATATTTATCATCACAACTTTATTCAACTCTCTAAAATGTATTATTAAATAACCTTTTTGTCCATTATCTTTTAAGGCTTCTTTATACATACCTTCTTCTTGCTCTTTACTTAAATTAGATAATGGAAATGATTTTCCTTTTACAGATTTTAATTCTATATAAAATAAATTAACTCCATTATATACAATAAAATCACAAGGATTATTATTTTTTAATTTAACCCATATTCCATTTCTTTGTGTCATAGAATTATCTTTTAATCTTATAATACTATAAGATTTATTTAATTCAACTGATTTTCTAAAGAGTTGTTCAAATTTTTGTCCAATTCCTCTATTTGTGGTTTTACTTTGCATATTATATTGTTTCCTTCTATTAAATTTATTTCAGTAATTTCAATATCATTAGTTATCTGTTCTTTATATATTTTTAAATGATTTTTTAATGCTTCTGTATAATCATCACTTTCTGTTAATCTAATATTTTCTTTAGGGTCATAACTCATTTTTGTATTATTATCTACAATAATCAACTTACACCATATATGGTTTTGATTATTTACAAAGGTTGTAGTAACTTTATACATATTTAATGTTAAACTAATTCCCATGTACTTCCTCCTATTTCCTTTAATGTTTGAGTATTTAAATTAATTAAATAAAAATCAAAATTGAAATCAAAATGTTCTTGTAATATCTTATAAGCAATAATATCTTCTTCACTAAAATTAGAATTATTAGAGACATGGTTATGGATAATTACAGGTTTTTTAACCTTATATGTATTTATCCAGATTTCTAAATCTTGTGTATTAAATGTAGATAGACTTTTAGAGTTCTCTTCTAGTATAGTTAAATCTTTGTATAAATAATTATCTAAATCTACTACTAAAATATGCTCATTTTGAAATTTTTCAAATATTTTTTTTAAATAATTAATTTTATTGATAGTCATATAAACCCTCTAACATATGATATGTAGATTCATATATATCTATACAAGTATCTTTTAAATCTTTATTATTCCCTATCCCCATAAAAAATTCCTCTTCAAAATTAAATCTTATATCTTGAGTTAATTCAGTAAGGGGATTAAATGCCTTTTCAGGTAACATGTTTCGTAGGGTATGAAAAATTTCAGACATACCTATCATAAGTCTCCCTGCCTCAAAACTGTTTTCTAGAGAGTTTAAATTTTCATAATATACTTTATAGTAAAATGTAAATACATCATCTATTATTGTATACCCTATTTTTATTATATCTTTATTCTCTCTTTTCCATATTTTTTCTTTATTTTCTTCTTGTTCTTTTCTCAATTTTTTTTATCTCCCATTCAGTTATATTTTGTATTGTATACCCTTTTTCTCTTAGTTTTCTAATTTTTGTACAGGTTTTAGAAAACATATTTCGATTATATTTAATATCTGACTCAATGTCAAACCATATACCTACTTTATCTTGAATTGATTTTAACTCTTTTTCTGTTAAATTGAGGGATAATAAATATTCCCTAACTTTAAATTCTAACTCTGCTTCTTCTTCAAAAATAGTCTCATCAGGTATATCATCATAATCTACCTCATAATTTATATCTTCAAAAGTTTTTCTTTTAGTTAATTGATTTATTAATCTCTTACACCTATGAAAAACTTGAGTAAATATATAAGATTCCAAATCTCTATAGACTTCAACTTTATTAGTAATCAACTTATCCTCAACACTTAATATATAAATTAAAAGTTCTTGGTATAAATCTTCGTAATCTGCTATACCTACTTTAAAGTTTCTAGGAACAATTTTATGTATCATTTTTAAATAGTAATCGTATGTAAATAATTTAAATTCCATAATTATCTCCTACTCGTTGTATAGTATCTTTTGTACTAAACCATGTTTTCTATGAAATACTAAACCAATAGCACCTTTTTTACTTCCAACATATCCTTTTCTAAAATGCCATTCATCTGGCTCAGATAATGTAGGTAATCTTATAAACTGAATACCCCCTATATCCTCTACACTATAATTATGGAAATGCCCACTTATAAAATAACAATGCTTACTAACCCCAAATAATTCTTTAACTTCGTTTTGAATAAGAAATGGTTTATTAGTTTTTGCTTCATTTTCTAAATGTCCTAGTCCTATAAGACAATCTCCATGAGTTAAATATTTTCTTTTCTTAGGGTCGCTATTAAATTTTATATTTGGGGAATCTCTAAAATAAGACTCTAATGCGTGAATCACAGTGAAAGAAGTAAGTTCATCATGGTTTCCTTGTATTAGTGTAACTGAAATTTTAGAAAATGATGTGGATAACTTATATATAATCTTAACTAAAGATTTAAAACTTTCAACATACATCTCATAATAACTATCATTTGCATCTTGAGGTGTGCCTTTTGTTGTAGTTTTACTTAGAGTATCAATATTAAACATATCTTCTCCTATAATAAAATTTACATCCTTAGCATTAGTTTTACTACAAATTACATCAACACACTTATGTAATTTTTCTAATGCAATTTTAGTATTATATATATCTCCTACAGATTTATTTAAATGTAAGTCTGCTATATCTAAAATCAATAGTTCATCTTCTGCTTTAATACAATTTTCCAAAGGTTTTAATGTACCTATAGAATGTTTATCAATACTAGAAATATCTTTACTTAATTTATTTAATACAGTTGTTAAAATAGAAGTATTATCTAAATTTATACTCTTTCTTTTAAAAGTTGCCCTAACTGAATAAAGTTGAATTTTATCTTCTTTACTCTTTAATCTACTTTCCCATTGAGATACTCTATACCTATCTATTTCCCACTCATCCTCATTTAAATTAAATTTAGATAGTATTATACTTTCAGTTATAGGTACATCACTCTGTATGATATCTTCAACTGTCAAAGTATTTTTATTGTATTCAATAGTTCTTTTAAACTCTGTATCTTTTAAGTCTTTTGTAAGAGGTTCTTTATTTATACTTAATAATTTCCAACCCTTACAAGATTTTCTATATCTCTTCCTATTAGGATAATTAGGGAGAGTAACCATAAGAGAATCTTTTCTTACGTTTAATTTTATAAGTAACTCCTTAAATTCTTGCTCATTTAAATCTAATATAGATTCACTTTCAATATTCTTTATCTTGTACATTTTTATACCTCTTTCATATTATTACCTTTTGAAATATCTATTTTAAATGTAACTCCATTAAAATACTCTATTTCAAAATGCTTTTTTAATAAATTTTCTATATAATCATCTGATATACTAATATCTACAGATAGATAAACAGCATCATATATAGTTGTCATTAATAATATTTTCTTATCTAACTTTAATTTTTTTACTTCCTTAAAAAAAGTTACTAAAGATTTATATAATACCATTGCATTCTCACTTTGGATTATATAATTTGTGGACTTTCTTAATTCTTTTATTGCCTCCCAATTTTTACTATTATAGTCTTTAGGAGTTCTCCAATCATATCCTTTAGCATTTCCCATGTATAATCTTTGACTGTGTTTACCTTCTATATATCCATTAGCACATAGAAAATCTTTATTAAAATCCATAAATTCTTTTATCTTTTGATTATACTCCATATACTCTTCCAATACTTTAGATGCTTCAAATGTTGTTTTTCCTATATTATTAGCAAGACCTTTTACACCTATCCCATATGGAAGTCCAAATCCTACTGCTTTAGCATCAAATCTATAAGAAGGAAAATAATTTTTTAATATATTTAAAATTTTAATTATATCTACTCCATTATTATTTAAATCTCTTAAAGACTTACCATTAAATTCAGGGTCTAATTCTTCTTTTTCAATAATATTATCATCTATTATTAGTTTATCTCCCCATATATTATATGCCATAGAAGAGTGCAAATCTAGACCATTATTTATTGCATATATAAATTTAGGCTCTTGAGATAAAGCACCTAGTATATATAATTCAGCACTTGAATAATCAAAAGCAACAATTCTATGGTTGTCATGTCTTGGAATTACACATTTTTTCAACTCTGATAATTTTCCTCTACTAGGTAATTGTTGAAAATTAACTGAATTTTGTGCAATTCTATGAGTAATAGTTCCTTGTAAATTTGAATTAGGGTGGTTTAAAGGATATTCTTCAAAAGTTAAGTTCCATAACCCCTCGCTATCTTCTGAACCTACTCCTAAAAAACTAGTTACACCTTTATTATATAAAGAATATTCCAAGAAATCATTTACTAATGGTATATGTTTATAATAATCTAAAAACTCTTTGTCTAATTTAGGACTTTTATTTCCTTTAGCATCTGCTTTATTAAATTTTAAAGGCTCTAATTTAAGTATTTCTAAAAATAATATCTTTTTTTGTATAGGACTGTTTAAGTTAAATTTACTTTCTAAACTTAATTTATCTAATTGTTTTTGAGTTATATATTGAGTTTTATCTATATACTTATTTAATTTTTCTATATTTTTTTCTACTTCTTTCTTATTTTTTATTTTTAATTCTTTTTTTTCCATTTCTTTTTGTATCTTTAGCCTTAATAAAATACTCTCTACTTTTTTTATAGATTCATTGTTTAAAATACTTTCTTTTTTTTCCTTTACTATAACATTCCATTCACTATTTAATTCTAAAATAGTATCTCTATTAATTCTTATACCATTTACTTTTGCTTCTATATATATTTTTGTTGCCTCATGTTTCAGTTGTAATAATTCTTTTATATTCCAACCTGAATTTAAGGCTTCTTTTACTTCTTGTTTTAAAGAAATAAATAATCTATAAGTAGCAACTACATCATAAACACCATATGGAGCAAGGGTATCATCATCAAATAAATCATACTCAAATTTTCTTATAGGTATATGCTCTTTTTTACATATAGAATTTTTTATTTTATTTAACTCTTCTTCATATCCATATATTTCAGGGTAATATGTTTTACATAATTCTTTTAAAGATAAAGAATTTGATTTATCCTTACTTTCTGCATACAATAAAACATTGCTATGTAAAGCATGGGCAAATATGTAAGTGTCATAAGTCCATTTAAACTTCATATTAAACATATAATTAATTTGAGATATATCGAAATAAGCATTATGTAATACAATTTTACTTTTAAAACTGTTTATAAGTTTCAATAAATGTCTTACCTCTTCTTTTGAAAAATTTCTTGTTACAAAATATGCCCCTTCTTTATCTGAATAAGCAAAACCAAATCCTAATAAATTATTTTTATATAAATTTAAGTTTTTGGTTTCAATATCAAAAGCAATTATAGTATCTACTGAGTCAATATTTTCTTTGAAATTTAGTAAGTAACTTAAACATTCATTGTAGTCTTTTAGAACAATTTTATTTATATTAATCATACACACCATACCTGTCTAAACATTGAGTGTAAAAACTACAAAGATTTTTACAATAAAAATTATCTGGACTAAAAATATCATTATACTTGTTAGATATTTCTAATTTTAAAATATTTTCAATTCCCTTTAATAACCATAGTATTGCTTGATTTTTAGTTTCATCATTAAAAGGTATCTCTTTTAATCCATTATATGTAAAATTCTTATCCTCCCTATAAAATAAAGTTTTACTTCCTTTATTTTTTTCATATTTTAAGAAATCCCAATAAAGTTTTATATTTTTATATCCTAACGATTCTAAGGCTATTCCATATAGTATTAACTGGTTTTGATGTATTTTCTTTTTTTCACCACTATATTCAGTAGAGGTTTTAAAGTCTACCACTCTAGTAGTATCTTTTTCTTTTACTATTAAATCTACATATCCAATAAAATACATGTTATCTACCTTATCTGAATTAGATATATTAGATAGAGGTAATTTTACATAAGTTTCTATCTCTATATCATTTTTAAATCTTTTTAAATTTCTTAAATAATTTATATAATATTTTTCATGTTTTTCTACTGAATCTTTATTTTTATCAATATTTTTTTGAATATTAATATCATAGAAATATGATTTAGATGTTATATCTCTATACATAGATAAAAAATAATCAATAGTCTCTTTTTTAGATTTTGAGGAATTTAAGAACATTTCAATACATGTGTGCATTAGTGTTCCTATTTCTGTATAAATATTTCCAAAACTTTTTTCTTTATCTATATATCTATACTTATATTCATATTGACAATTAGATAGAGTTTGTAACTTTGAAAATGATATTTTAATGTCTGACATTTTACCTCCTATTAACTTATTATAACATAAATATACTCTAATGTCAATACTTTTTTCCGTATTTTTTTATAAATTTCATAAATTCTTTTTTACTAGTAACTTCATCTAACAAACATGACTTATCTTTTAATGATGAAGAATTTACTATAATGTATTCAATATTTTCAAATTTATCTATATTTTTTTTTATTTCCTTTATATTTTTATCTTGGTCAAATAAAATAATAACATTAGTAATTCCATTTTGTTTTAATAACTCAATATGATATTTTGAAATACTACTCCCACCTACTGCTAAAACATTCCTTATACCTAATTGATATGCCTTTAGTACACTCTTCTCACTTTCTACCAATATAACATACTTTTTAGATTTTATATCACTAATATTAATATCATATCCAAACAATACCTTTGATTTTGGATAAGGTAAGAGTGGATAATACTTTATATCATTTTTATCTAAATTCTCTTTATTTAATCTTCCTATTAAACCTACTAAAGTATTGAATTGATAAATAGGAATTAATATTCTATTTGTAACATCATCATATCTAATATCAAAGACTATTTGTGTTGCCATATTTATATTATCTTTAATAAATAAATCAGATATGGTAGGGGTAAATGAATCTAAAATCATACTAGGGTATGAAACTAATTCTTTATCCTCTCTTTTTATTTTCTTGTTTTCCTTATTTAAAGGGATTGTAGTTCCTCTTAACCAAGACATAAGTAAAGATATTGACTGGTCTTTAGTTATACTCATTCTTTTACAGATTAAATCTATAATATCTCCATTTTCATCGTGCTTAAAGTCTTTATAACGTAAACTTTCTAAATCTAATACGCAAGCAGTAATATTATTTCCATCTAAACTATTAAATCTATACTGATTTCCATTAACTTTGTATGATATATTTAAATTATTAAAAATCATTTCAACACTCTCATGAGTTTTAATTAAATTTAGTAACTCCTTTAAAGACATTACTATCTCCCCCCATCATAAGATAGTCCTGATACTTCACCTATCTCTGTAAACCATACTTTATCAAAATTACTTCTATAAAGTATTATTTTTTTATCTTTTCCATGTCTATTTTTCCCTATAAAGAGTAAAATATATTTCTCATTATATTTGGGGTCCTCTATCTTACTTTGAACATCTATATATTTATTTTGAGAATAATCAAATTTTTGTACAGATAAACTTCTTATTTCTGAAATCTCAACTTCTCTAAAATAAAGAGATACTTCTGCAACTTCAACTATACTTTTTGCTTCTGCTATACAAGTATGGTCTAAGTATTTTCTACCATATGTATGTAAGGCAAGTTGAACAGTTGCTAAAATTCTTAAATTATTCTCTTTTGATACTCTGTCTAACATTTGAGATAAATTAGACATTAAATGATATTCTCCTTTGGTCTCTGCTTTCATTGTATCTATAAAAACATTTTTATAACCCATTCTAGAATATTTCAATAAATACATTTCTATTTCCTTTGGGTCAAAAGAAGGCATAAATATAAATTGAACTCTATTTTTTAAATCTTCTTTAATATATTCCTTAACATCTATTAAAGTTTCCTTTTCTTCATCTGTCAACATATTCTCATTGATATGTTTTCTACTAACATATCTATTCTTAGTTTCGTATGAAAATTCATTTCTATGTCTATTAAGAACAAAACTTATATAAGCAAGTCCCATAATGGTCATGAACACTTCTTTATTTTGTTCATTTGCAATAATAAGAATCTTTTCATGTTTTTTACCTTCTTCATCTTCTGCATTTAAAATAGGTAATAAAAACATAGGTATACAATAAGTTGTTTTCCCTGTTCCACTATAACCACCAAAATAAGTAACTCCTTCATGAAACCCAGAAGTCATGTAATTTAATATAGGGGTATTATTTAATTTTAATCCCTGTGATACTCTACCCTCTAATAACTTACTGAATATATCATCTATACCCTCTACAAATGAAGATTCTTGTATTTTATTATTTATTACTTTAAAACTATCATCTATTATAAAATTGAATAATTCTTTTATTTTTACAGGGTCATTTTCTATTTCACTTAAATTATTTAAAAATACCTCAAAAGAATCTTCACCATCTTTAGTAAAAGTATTTAATATTTTTAATAACCCTAAATTTTTTAAATATAATGTAAATGTACCTTTTACATCTAAATCTACGTTTATATTTATTAAATCTAAATTAAAATTTATTTCATTAATTTCTTCTGTTGTATATCTATTATTGTTATTTATTAAATCTCTAACTAAATCTGTAGACAAAGAATTATAATTATATTTTTCATATAATATTTCTGCCAAATTATATAAACTTCTATGTTCAGATTTTAAAAAGGTTTCAGAATTAATAGAATATCTAAAAGAAGTGTAATTATTGTAATCTTTATATATTAAATAAACAACACTTCTCTCTAAGTTTATGACATCTAACTCTAATTTACTTCTATAGTCCATTGTTTATATACCTTTCTATTAAGTTATTTTTAACTTGTTTTGAAGGAACATTTACTACTACTCCATTGTATATTTTAGATAAATCTCTTTCAGCAGTAAAAACCTTATTATAATTGTTTGTAAAGATAAGTATATTCTCTTTCACATACTTTAAAAGATAATTAGACCTAAAAGACAAATCAGGATTTAGTTTAGAATTTCTAAATTGTATCATTTGTTGTTTACTGGATTGTAAACAATAAACTGAAAATCTAGAATCTATTAATTTCCTTAAATCATTAAAATATTTCCACACTTTGACAGGAACAGTCTCATCCTTATTAGGTTTTAATATTTCTACTATTAAATCATTCATAGTATTCCAATAGTGCATATCACTATCTTTTATATATAAAGATATTAAATATGTCTCCATATTTTCTTTATTTTTGAAATAAATAAATCTAGATTTACCTCTAGGCTTAACAGAGAGAGATAAAGATTTATCTATTATCTCCCCTGTTAATTTATCTTTTACTCTACTATCTTTATTCATAAACCTACTCCTTAATTCCAATCAAAAGGGTCATCATCATCTTCATCTTCATCATTATCTTCATCATACATATCACTATTAATATGTTTATTTGTAGGTGTAGAAGTATTTTCAACATCTACTGTTTTATTCTCTAAAGAAGAAGAGAAATCTGTCATATCTTCATCATCATTGCTAGGAGTTTCAAATTCATACTCCTCGTTACTTGTATTGTCTATTATTTTTTTTAACTCTAATTTATATTTCTTATCATTTCGTTTATTTTTCAATTCATTTTCTATTTTTTGTCCTACACCTATTATAAAATCATTATCTACAATAGTTTCATATATAGAAGTATCTTCATTTATATGGAACATGTAAAGTTCATATTTAGTATTATTATTTTTATTGATTGATACGTAATTTTTTACTCTCTCTAATATTTTCTTTTTCATATCCTCATTACAACTATCATACAATTTTCTTGTTGTAATATCAAGAGAATTTAAATCAAATTCATTACTTGTTTCCTCTTCTTTAGAAAGTTTATAAGATACCCTTATTAACCCTTTATAAGATTTATTTAATTCCTCAAAATAACCTTCGATAACATCTAACCCTTTAAATAGTCCATCAGAATACTCATCATTAGTTGCTAATAACGGTGTTTTTACTTTTATAAAAACTTTATCACTATATGTGAAATTATAAGGTAAGTAGTAGAATATCTTTCCTACCCCATCTACAAGTTGTAAAGAACTTCTTTCATATGCTAATGTTTCTGTTACCAAGAATAAAGGTTTATTTGTTCCTTTTAATATTTTGATATTTTTTATTTTATATTTTCTAACTATATTTCCATTATAAAATTCATACTCTATTTCACCTTCAACTTCTACATCACTTTTCAAGAGAGAATCTAAATTTTTTGTAATATGCTGTACCCATTCATATGGATAATTAGTTTTAAATTCTTTAGTAGAAGTACCTATACTTCTAGTTTCCCTTACTCTATACTTAGTTTCATCAATTTTTTCACCTTGTTTGAAACTTTTTTTGACATAATTGTTCTTTTCATCTTTGATAAATTGACCATTTGAATCTACTTCTAAAAGAGTTAAATCTCCATTCATCTCATCTATTGAAACATTAATACCATTTAATTTAAAATGAATAGATGTTCTTTCCCAATTTAAATTTTTCTGGCTCTTCATTACATAAAATTTTTCACCACTTTTAGTTGGTCGTAATTCCAATTTACCTATTGCTTTAAAAATTTGTTTTTCTCTTAAAAACATTTTTACTCACTCTCCTCATTAATATCTAGACCAAATTTTTCTAATTTATCCATTATATAAGCCAAATTTAAAGGTTCATATAATTCAAACAAACCTACAGGGGTCCTTAATCTATCTAATTCATCTATCCCTCTAGTTTGAAGACAAAAATCCCCATTTTCATTTTTAGATGTAGAAAGTATATATTGAAAAAATCCTTCAACTTCTACAGTTCTATCCACCATTCCAGATTTAGTTTTCATAATTTTACCACGTGTCTCAGCCTCATTCACATATCCTGTGTGAGACATTACAATAATATTCTTGTCATCTATACTAGACAAGAAAACTAATAAATCTACTATCTGTTTAGCAAGTGTAGTATACTTATCATATCCCTTTTCTTCTGCATGTTCAAAAATAAAGTTTGTAATTAAATATTGAAAATCATCAATTACAATATTTTTGAATGGTAATTTTACACAGTAATTTATCATTTTTAATGCTGTATTAAAATCTTTTAACACTAAATAATTTCCTGAATCATACTGTTTTCTTGTTTTACCTTTAACAATTTCATCTTTAAATTTTAAAGGGGTATACATTTTTTTAAATCCCCTAAAAGGTAAATCTTTTTTATGGGTAACTAACATTAAAGTTTCCTTTGGGTCAAGCCTATACCCATAATCTTTTGCTTCAGGGTCATATGAACTTGGTGCATTAATACTTGATGTTTTTCCTGTACCACTATGACCTAACACTAAAATATTCATTTACTTTCCTCCTTAATTTTTTGATATAAGTAATCTTAGCACATTTATTTTTATTTGTCAATATTTTTTTTTATATTTTTTATAATAGGTTGCAAAAATAAAAATTTAATGTCCTATAAAAGTAAGAGCATATGTTTTTACATTAAATAAAAATAATTTTATAAAAATTAAAAATTAGGTTGACAAATAAAAACAACTATGCTATAATGGTGATGTGGAAGTTCATATAAAAACATTCCCAAGAATATAAATAATATAAATGGATATAAAAAATTTGTATTCTAAAACTACAATTGAATAGAGGTTCTGTCTAGTATAGAGTAGCAGTCCAACGTATTGAGAACTTAGGAGAAGTCTGTCCTCAATTCAGTATTCTTACCTCATTAAATAATAAGAGAAGTTTGGCACGTTTAGAATTTGACAGTGCTAGTTCTGTATAAAGCATAACATTTATGCTACATATGTTATATCATAGTGTAGAGGTACTTAGGTACATAAAGGTATTAATGTTATCAACTAGAAGTGATGTTAGAAGTCGTGTCCAATATAAATTACGATTCATTGCGAAATAAAATATGTTTAGGGAACTATTTTTTATAGTTCCCTTTTTTATTTTATGGGATTTTTCCCTCTAAATTAAAGGGGGGTAGGGGGGTTTTACCTTAAGTATTTAGGTTTTTGAATTTATGAAAAAAACCTAAAATATAAGTAATAAGTAATAAGTAATAAATAATTGAATAAAATCAATAATAAATGATTTAATTTACTTATTGAATAAAATCAATAATAAATAATTGAATAAAATTCAAGTAAAAAATAATTAAATATAATAAAATATGTATACTATAGGTTGCAAAAATAGAATATTAATGTCCATTATATATGAGGAATACAAATTTTGGAGGTTAAATATGAAAGGAATAACACATCAAGAGTTATATAAAAGTTTATCAAAACTTGAAAATATATCTCAAGATAAAGCAAAAAAAATTATGAATACACTATTAGATATACTTAAAGAAAATATAGAAAATGGAAATTCAATAAACTTAAAAGGTATTGGTACTTTCAGTGTTATTGAAAAAGAACCAAGAGAAGCATATGACCATTTTAGAAATACAAAGACTAAAGTACCTAAAAGAAGATATTTAAAGTTTAAAACTTCATCAAATATAAAAAAATATTTTTCAGATGAGTCTAGATTATAATGGCTTTTGAAAAAAAAATTTTTGCAACAAAAAAAGAATTGAAGTTGGCTTTAATAAATTTCTTTGTAGATGAAAGTGGTAGAAAAGTAAGTAAATACAAACTAAGAAAAGATAAAGAATTTTTAAGAGCAATAAAATATAAAGGTGTATTATTATCTAGTGGTACTATAAGTAATTACTGTAAGTCATTAGAAAATATAGAACCAGTGGGTATTATTAATGAACAATTTCTTTTTGACTACCATAAAAATATCACTAAAAGAATATCTCAAGAAACTACATTTGAACAATTTAGTAAAAATAAACTGGCTCAAGGAAAAGGTTTTATGTCAGATAGAAGTAGATATTTAATGATAGCAGAAAAATATTTAGGTATATACCCTGATTTTAGCCACTATGAAGATACAGTTATTAAGAAATACTTAATAACTATGTTGGGAAAAGATGAGTTTGATAAAATTCTTTTAGAGGTATAACAATATGTCAAAAAACATTAGAAATATGTCAAAAGAAGAACTAATTAATGAATATCAGAAAATGTCTGATTTAATTTTACAACAAAGTCAGAAATTAAATACACTAACTGAAACTATTTTATTAAAAGACCAAACAATAGTTGATTTAAAAACTAAAATAGATAATATTGAAAAATTAAATAATCAATTATTAACAGGAGAAGATATAAAAAAGGTTATTTTAAGAGAGTATGCTAGAGAGAAATCTTTACTAAGTATATTTCATGAATTATCAAAAGTAAATAGCAATGTAACTTTGGAAGTTATAAAAGATATAATAACTAACATTGATAAATTACCTAATGATTTATTACAATATTTTAAAGAAGAAAGTTCTTTTTATCAGAAAAATAAAAATTTATTTTCAGAGGATTTTAAGAAAAATATGTTGGAAAATGAATTAGAAGATGTATCTATGAAAATAAGTATGTTGCTTGATAAATTCATATCTCAAAAAGATTTAGATGATGAAAATTCTAAAGTATTATTTAAATTATTGGATAAATATGGAATGGTAACAAAACAAAGAATAGAAATAACTAAACAAATGGAATTTAAAAATCTCTACACAAGTCAAATAGAAAATAAAGGAAGTACTCAAGTACAAAATATATTTACAAATATAGGTAATATATTTAATATTTCTGAATTAGACACTCCTACAAGTATAATAGGAATAGCAGAAGAGGTAGAGAATTATGGAAAATAATTTAATAGTAGATGACAATAGTAAATTTATATTTACTAGGCAAGGGGAATGGTTAATCCCAATAGGTAAAAATTTTGATGTAGAAACAGGTAATTTTGAGACTTTATTAAATAACTCATACATGAAAATATTTATAGAGTATGTAATCAAATCTAGACAAGAGATAGACCCTGTAACTAATGAAGTCATATCAAAACCACTTTATCCTTATCAATGGGTGGCATGTTTATTGCCTATAATTTCAGTATTTGAAGAAAAGGGAGAAAAAATACTAGAAGCATTTTCCAGACAATCAGGTAAATCAGAAAGTATAAAAGTTTGGTTACCTTTTATTTTATTATTCACCCGTAAATTTTTAAAAATAAAACATAAAACATTTACAGGTATTTTAGGCTCATATAAGCAAGATACAATAAATAAATTAAGACAAGAAGTAATTCCTTACATATATAATGGAATTAAAGTATTTAATGAAATTTATCCTACAACACCTTTAGAAGTTGAAGTAGATAATCAAAATAAAATAGAGTTAAAGATGGTAAGAGGGGACACTAAATTTGATTATTCAAATTGTTATTTTATAACTTTAGGGGTAGTCCAAGATTCACTATCATCTCATATTACTGTAATAGATGAATCAGGGTTATGTAAAGCAGATATTTTTAATTCCTCAATTTCACCTTTTTCAGTATCAACTGGAGGGACACAAGTATTTATAGGTGTGCCTAGTAATGACCCTACCTCGTTAATTCAACAAAGGTTTGAAAACGAGGGTATAGTAAAATTATTATATGATTGGACTAAGTGTTATACTTTAATGTCTTTAATATCAAAACATGATGCAGATGTTTTTAAAAAAGCAGTATTAAGTGAAATAGATTCAACAGGTGGACATAGAGCAATAAATAATAGACAGAATTATTACATGGAATTTTCTGCTACAACTGGAAGGTTTCTATCTCAAAAAATTATTGAAGAACATAATATGTTTTGTTTAACTGATTTATCTTTAAAATATAAAGATATAAATTCTCAGCATATAAATACTAGAGAGTATAAAGTTGGGAGTGCTGATATATCTGCTTCTGCAAAAGGAGATTATTTTGTATTATCATCTGGAATGTCTTATTTTGATGATACTACAGGTAGATATATAACAGAAGTAAAAGATATATATACAATAAATAAAAATCAAGATAGATATACAGCAATTCAAAAAGCACATATTATATGTGATTACATTATAAATAATCAATTAGATGTATTTATTATAGATGCTACATCTCAACAATTGCATTTTGTTCAAGTATTAAGGGAAACAATGCTAAAGAAAGATATACCTACTTTATTAATTCCTTTTAGATACACTAATCAATCTAAAAGAGAACTCTTTTCAAGATGGGAGGATGCTTTATATTCTAACACTTGTAAACTCCCCGTAGTAACTACCTCATGGGAGACTAAGAAATTATTCGAAGAAATGATAGATTTAATAAAAGAAGTAAAAGAAGGAGGGCTTACTTATCATGCACCTGATACATCAGATGCTAGTGATGACCATTGCAATGCTATTGCTTTATTGAATAGAGCATTATCCTATAGGGATAAGGCTATGGCAGAACAGGAGACTTTTGATGATGGAGGTACTAGAGAATGGTTACCTCATAAAGCAAGATATATAGAGATTATGAATTTAAAAAATAATCCAAAGAAAACAAGAAAAGTTGTAAACTTGTTATATGTTTAAAAGAAGAGAGGAGGATTTTATATTAGTAAATATTTAAGTGAGAATTTTTCATATAGTAATAATACAAAAATATATTCTAAATATGGTACTAAGATTGGTGGCACATGGAGAAGTGTTGAGAGGTATCTTTATAATGAGGGTATGTTTTTCAGATTTATAGAATTAAATGTTGTAAATGATTTTTTAATAGGAAATGTGTTTGAACATTATAAAAAGTTTTTCCTAAAAGACACAGAAGTTAAGTGTGTTGGAGATGTTGAAGATATACATAGAAAAATGTTAGTATATTTAAATTATATGAAAATTGTAACAGAGGATATTGCTTTAATGTGTCCTGTTCCTGATACTTTTGACATAACTCAAGGTTTAACAACAACTCAACTAAGTTATTTAACAAAGTTATTGAAATATTTAGAATGGCAACAAGAATTTTCTAGTATTGTTAGAGAACTTGAGATAAAAGGAGATGTATTTTATCAAATTTACGAAGAAAATGGTATACATAGATATGAAAAATTAGATACATTAAAAATGAAAGAGATTTATTATGAAAAAAATAAGCCGTCTCATTACATATATGAATTTGAAGATTATATAAATAAATTTGATGCTAACTTAGGTAAAATGGAGACTGAAGTTGTATTAAAGAAAGTTATATTTACTGAAGGTGGGTATTATCTTTTTGATGGTATAGAAGAAACACCTAAATTTTTCAAAAATAGTGAACTTATGGGAGACATGATTCCTATAATACATATTAAAAGTATTGAACAAAGAGAAGATTCTTATTTCTCTAAAGTTCCTGCTAGTGAATACATAGACCCTATATTGTATTTAATGGTTATTGATACAGATAGAAGGGCAACGAATAGACAGGCAGGGTTTCCTAGAATATTTGTGGTGAATGGGGAAATTGATGACAATTCTAGTTTTGATGCTGGTGGAGTAGTTTATGTTAATTCTTTAAAAGACTACACAACAGCAGTACAACCTGAAATCATGATTAAATCAATTGAGATAACAAATTCTTTGAGTTCTCTTAAACAAGAATTAGAATATGTATCTGATTGGTTACATAGAGCAGTAGGTTTAATACCTCCTACTTTGCAAGTTAGAATGTCCAGTTCAGATAGTTCTAAAGCAATTGCTCAATTTAGAATAAAACAAGAAGTTAAAAATAAAAAATATATGCAAAATGTAAGAGATTCATTCTCTTCTTTTTTTATGTTAAAATTGAAAGAAAATTTTAAGAAAGTAAAAGTAGAAAATGTTTATTTAGAAATACCTAAATTATTGACAACTACTAGTGCATTTGATAAAAATTTATTAATTGCTCAAGAAATGGGTATGGGTATGACTACTATAAATAATGAGTTACAAAAACAAGGACTAAATGAACAAGAAATTAAAAAACATTTAGAAAATGTTACAAATGAGGTATATCAGGCATCTGGTAAAGATGTATCTGTAACTCAATCAGTATCACAAGATAATAATAATTTATCTAGCACAGAAGTAACACAAGTTGATAACAAGGTTAAACAATAATTGGAGGATATATGAAAGAGAATATTAAAATATTTTTAAGAGATGAAGATATTGTAAAGGAGGAAGAAACTTCTATAAAAGAAGATGAAGTACCTACAGAGGATAAAGATAATAAAAAATCAAATGAAACTAGACCTACTAAGAATGCAAAAAAATCTGAAAAAAATGAAAATTCTGAAATTAAAATGACACAAGAAGAATATTCAGAATATTTAGAATTAAAAAATGCAGTAAAACAAAAAGATAATATTATATCTAATTTAAATGGTCAAATAAAAAAAATGGAATTGAATTTAGATAATATAAATCAGTATGTTGAAACTGAAAAGAAAGAAAAACAAATATTAGTAAAAACAAATGAATTAACTAATTATACTAATAATTTGTATGATGAAAAACCTTACTTAAAAGAATCTGTTCAAAAGTATGTAAGTAAGAAAAATATAGAAGATATAGAAATAAAAGATATAGAAGATTATGTAGAATCTATAGATGATGCTTTAAAGGAATCATCTACAAATAAAAAATTTATTAATAAGGGAGTTGCTATTAGTAACATTACAAATACAACTAATAAAGTAAGTAATGTAAATGATAATAAAAGTGATAAAATTGTAGATAAATTTTTTAGAGATTTAGGGTTAAAAAAAATTAAAAAATAAAGGAGTATAAAATGAGATTAGCAGTTACTAAATTAGAAATAACAGGATTGAAACCAAAATCATCGAAACTACAAGAAACAGTATTCACAGATGATAGAGGTGGGTATTTTCCTGATGATTCTTACGGAAGAGATGGTATCGCTTGTGGTAAGATAGTTGCAATCGGATTAGGAACTAAATTTAATGATGAGGATAGTAGAACATTATTTATTGCAGATAATATTAAATTGGCAGTTGGTTCAAAACATGCAACAGAGGGTTCTTATCCTTATGGTATAGTGTATCATTCTTCTATACCTGATTGGAGAGATGCTGGAGATATAGGGGATTTACATGTATTGAGACCAAAGAAATTTGGAGAGAGAGACCAGTTACCTGAAATAAGACATGGTGTCTTTTATGTACAAGGGTATGATGCAAGTGGTAATAAAGTACAATTTCCTTTTGAGAAAGAAGATATTGATAAAAGAATATATTTAGGATTAAATGGAAATATTACAGTAGTTAAACCTAAATCTGGATATGATAAACCTATTGGAAGAGTGGATTCACAAAACACAATAATATTTGATGTAGAGAATAGATATTTTGCAACAAAGCAAACTGATATAGTTTTAAAATAAAAATTACAAAAAAGGAGTTTAAAAATAATGAAAGAAAATAAAAAAATAGTTTTAAGAGATACAATGTATAATGTAGGTTCTTATTTTGCAGGAGACATTGCCCTTAGCCAACATGACCAAAATTTCGACTTTGTGGATTTTAGAGATGGGTTGGCTAGTATAATTATGAATATTAATGCTCCTGACATGGTCTCACAAAGATGGATTACATTTTTTGATAAAATCTCAAGAACTTTAGAATGTACTTTAACATTTACAGAAAAATTTACATTAGGATATGTAGTACCATTCAAAGAAGCCTCTACATATGGTAATCCTGATGCAGTTAGAGGGGAAACTTTCAACTGGACAATGAGTATGAGAGCATATGAAACAAAAGTATGGGATATAAGCCCATCTGATGTAAAGAAAACTAGAAAATCTTATGTAGATGGTGAAGCAAGACTTATGAGATTATTTTTAGAGAATTTAAAAAGAGCATTAGATAGTTATTTTAAAACATTTATACCTGCTTTATATAAAAAAGCACTATTTGATGTACCTGCTTCAGGGGGTACTTATGCTAGTAATTTTGGGTTACTTCATAATACTCAAGTTCCAGAGGGTATGCTTGTAAATTATGACCCTACAGCACCAGTAGGAAGTCCTGATTCTAATATTAGAAATCATTTTATTCAAATTTCTAATCCAGTTACATCTATACAACCAAATGATTTAGATTATATTAAAAATTATTTATTATCATATAAAGAAAATGAAAGTGAACAAATTATAGGTTTAATGCACGAGTCAGATATTAGACAATTAGAGTCTTATTTTAAAGACCCTGTAAGAATTGATAATATTCTAGAAACAGGTATGCTTTCTAAAAGATTTTCAGGTATTGAAATAATTGAAGCAGATGACTTATTACCTAAAGGGTTTGCTTTCTTTACAACAGCAACTAAATTAAATCCTTTATTCTCTAAGTTACAACATACAGACCCACAATATCAAGGAATAAATTTTGATTGGGGTGGAACAGAATTATTTACTTGGGAAAGTGTTTCTGAAGGTAACTTTACAGAGTTGAAATTAGCAGTAGGAGATACTGAGGTGTATGTTACAGGTAGATTCAAAGGTTTATTTGTAGATACTAAAGATAGAACAGGTGAATTAACAGGTCCTTCTCAAACAATAGACTCAGAACCTGTTGCAATGTTAGATGAAGTAAAATCAATATTAAAAAGAAAATCAGACCAAGAGTACTTAAAACTTGATTACAAATTAGGTCAATAATAATTAGAAAGGGGTAATATAAAATACCCCTTTTAATATATTTTATAAGGAGTAAAAATGGATAATTTAAAAAAAATAGAAGAATTATTACAAGAGTTAAATAACAATCCTATTAGATTACAGACAGTACTAAATCAAACAAGAGTTAGGGTTGGTGTAATACCTGAAAAGAATTTTGATATAGCCTCTTTATTAGTACAATTAGAAATATTAAAAGTTTTAGAAAATATTAATAATAAAGTACAAACATTAGAAAATAAAAGTATAAAGAGCGAAGTAGAAAATGAAACATTAGAAGAAAAACCTAAACTAAGAAGACCTGCAAAGTAGATTGGAGGTAAGTAATGTCTTGTGATTTAATAAAGATACAAGAGGATATAGATTATTGGGAAGAAATAAGGAAAGATGCTATGGACCAGTTAGCATTTCTAACCAAAGAAAGT